GTAGAGTTAATGCAGCTACGCCTTTACTGGAGTCAGGTCGCATTTGGATTCCCGACAAGGAGTGGGCGCAAGAGCTTGTTACGGAGAGTGGGGGATTTCCAACGGCTAGATACGATGACCAAGTAGATGCTATGACTATGGCGATTTTATGGATGAAGGAGTCTTGGCGGTTGGAGCATCCCCACGATCCCGATTATGACGCTCCAAAAAAGAAGACGGCTGTAGGATACTGGAGGATTTAAATTGGCTGATACAGAATTTTATGTTGTAGACGGTACTGCTGAAGCGGTAGTCGAAGAAGAAGAAATAGTAATTTCTCACTCTGAAAACTTAGCTTTGCATATTGATGAACGTGAGCTTGAAGAAATATCCCAACAAGTCAGGCAAAAATTTGAAGACGATAAGGATGCTAGGCAAGATTGGGAACAGATGTTCGAGAAAGGCTTTGAGCTTCTGGGTTTAAAGCTGCAGGAAACTTCTGAACCTTTCGAGGGGGCATGTACTGCTGTGCATCCTCTCATCATTGAGAACGCTGTTAAGTTTCAAAGTAAAGCTTCGCAAGAATTATTTCCACCCAAAGGACCAGTTAAGACACAAATCATAGGAAAACTTAGCACACAAAAAGAAGCTCAAGCTAAACGTGTTAAAGAGTTTATGAATTATGAAATCTCAGAAATGATGCCTGAGTATTTCGAGGAATTTGAGCGTCTTCTTTTTCAATTACCTATTTTCGGTTCTGCCTTTAAGAAAATTTATTTCGATGCCAGTGCTTCAAGACCTACAAGTGAGTTTGTATCGGTAGATCAGTTCTATGTTCCTTTTAATTCTCCAGATTTAAAAAGAGCAGATCGTTATACCCATGTCATTTATAGATCGGCTAATGATCTAAAAAGAGATATGGCTGCTGATATGTATAGGGATTGTGATCTTGGTGAGCCTGGAGGATCAGAGCGCTCCGATATGTCTGCTAAGATGGATGAGATATTGGGATTCAATTATGATTCTTCAAGTGATCCTCAGTATTGTCTTTTGGAGCAGCACTGCTACTTGGAGTTAGGAGGAGAATTTGAAACCCCTGTCGCAGCACCATACATTGTTACTATTGAGGAAGACTCAGGAAAAGTTCTTTCAGTTAGAAGAAATTACGAAGAAGGCGATCCTCAGTACATTAGGCTGGAACATTTTGTGCATTACAAATTTGTACCTGGATTTGGCTTTTATGGTTTTGGTTATATACATTTTCTGGGCAATATGACTCTGACTGCTACGGCAGCAATGAGAGCCTTAATAGATGCAGGACAATTTAGCAATCTGCCAGGTGGCTTCAAAGCCAGAGGGGTAAGGATTGTTGGAGATCAAGATCCTATAAGTCCTGGTGAATGGCGAGAAGTAGAAAGCACAGGACAACAACTAGACAAAAGTTTTTATGCTCTTCCATATAAAGAGCCTTCGGCTACTCTTTATCAGATGCTTGACTTTGTTACTAGGGCAGGACAAAAGTTTGCAGACACCACAGAGCAAGTCATTAGTGACAGCAGCAACTATGGTCCTGTTGGAACTACTATGGCTCTTATTGAACAGTCGGCAAAATTCTTTACTGCTATTCACAAAAGGCTACACAAAAGTCAACGTGATGAGTTTAGAGTTTTAGCTAGGGTGAACTTTGAGTTTCTTCCTGCGAATATGGCAATGGATGTTGCTGACGGAAGTATTGAAATATTCAAAGAAGACTTCGATGGGCGTGTAGATGTTTTGCCTGTATCTGATCCTAATATTCCTTCTGCTACACATCGTTTTGCTTTAGCACAAATGGCATTGCAGTTAGCGTCACAAGCTCCTCAAGGAACCTATGACGTTAGAGAAGTTCATAAGATGATTTTAGAGGCTACCAATATAGAGAATGTAGACCGCTTGATGCCTCAACCAAAAGAGGCTCAACCTCAAAGTCCTATGCAGGATATAATCTCTGTTTCACAAGGGCTTCCTATCAAGGCTTTTCCAGGACAAAATCATGAGGCACACATAGCATTTAAGACTGCGTGGATGAATAATCCTGCACAGCAACAGAATCCGCTTTTCCCTCAAATGTCTCCGCTTATACAAGCCAATATTTCAGAACACACCTTACTACAGTATCAAGCTCAGATGATGGCTATGCTTGGTGAGGAAGCTTCGGCTGATGAATTTGCTCAAGCTCAAGCAGCGCAACAACTATCACAAATGGCACAGATGGCGCAAGTTGGGCAGCAGCAAGGTTCAGTAGAGCAGCAATCTCTTGACTTACAGAAAGCAGACCTAGAGTTGAGAGCACAAGAAGCTCAAATGGACGCTACACATAAAGCAGCCGAAATTATTCTGGATAACAGAAAACTTGACATTGATGAACAGAAAGTCCAATATAATGTTATCAGGGATACTTCTAATCTAGTTTACAAATCTTCTAAAGATCAAGAAGATCGTAAGACAAAACTTATTATAGAGTATGCAAAATTCTTGGCTTCTTTGGCAAAAGATATGGAAATAGAATTTAGTAAAGAGTCAGAACTCTTTAAAGCCTTTCCAGATGTGTTTGAAGAAGTAGAAGGAAAAGCAGGAGGAGGTGCTATCAAAGTTAAAGATGCTCCTTCTTTCTATGGATTACAAGATCGTATCATGAATTTTCAAGAAGGCGGTGATGTAGAAGTAGACAGGGCTGCAGAAGCAGAACAAATAAAGCAACAAACTATGCAGCGTATGGCGGAAATGGGTATTGATCCCCAAGACCCAAGTGCTGTAGCTCAACTCTTAGAAGCTCAAAAGGCTCCTCAGGAAGAAGTCGTAGAACAAGAAACAGCAGAAGCAGAAGTAATTCCCATGCCTGTGAAAAAACCAATTCCTATGCCTGTGCAAAGACCCACGAGTATAGAGGATGCAGAAATTGCATTAGAAGCTCAAGAAAGAGAAATAGATTATAAAGATGCTCTTCGCGCTGAACTTGATTCTGTTGAAGGCACAAAAACTTCTTTACATTTAGATAATAAAGATTTTCCTACGTTAGGTTCAGGACATTTAGTTACTGATAAAACTCCTGAAATTCTTTCCGCTATAGGTGTTTCTGATGAGGTTATTTCAAAGTTTAACGACAGTATAAAAAACATAAAAGATAAGGAAGAAATTGATATAGGTTTGACAGATCAAAATAGACAAGATTTAAGAGACTATAGTATCAATGAGAAAGAAAACTTGATCCGAAGTTTAATTCCTGCTTTTGATTCTTTACCAGATTCATTAAAAACCCAATTAATGAGTTCAGCTTATCGAGGCGGTATAACTGCTTCCGAAAATACTATTAAATTAATTAATGCAGGTGAGTGGGAAAAAGCATCTAAAGAGTTTTTAGATCATGATGAGTATAAAAAATACAAGGCTTCTGGTGAAGCAGAGGGTATTGTTAATAGAATGGAAGCCTTGTCTGCAGAGTTACTTAAAATGGTTAAATAGAGGAGGAGGAAGTGCCATACGCTATACGCAAGCGTGGAGAAAAGTATCAAGTTTTGAATACACGATCAGGACAAGTGAAAGGAACTCATTCTACTAAGACGAAAGCTACAAAACAAATGCGAGTCCTCTATTTGATTGAGGAGGACGGTGATGATAAAGTTAGGCGCAAGGACACAAAACGGAGGAAGAAATGAAAGCTAACCAAATTTCGGGACCTAAGAAACATAACAAATCTAAGGTTTCCAATTATTCACAGATACCTGTTGATCAGTTTTCGCACAGGACAAAACGCGCTGATTTGCGTGGAAGTCCTGATTATGCGTATGAGCATCGAGGTCGGCAATACGCTCGTCATGGTGTTTATTCCTCTAAAGGAAATTGATTACCGATGATATTATCAGGAGCCTAGACGAAGCTAAAAATACTGTCAAAGAAACTTTAGCTTCTGGCTCTCCTGATACTTATGCCGACTATAAAAATTTAGTTGGTGTAATTTATGGGCTTGACATGGCTGTGGGAATTATTAATACTTCTGTTCAAAATTATCTTAAAGAACAAGAGGAAGACTAATGCAACATGCTCATATGGGTGGCGCAGTCACCAATGATCAATGGATTACTGAAGAAGAAGTAAAAGACCCCACACCACTTCCTGCAATACCTAATTTTAGAATACTGATAAGACCAGTATCTATTAGGGACACTACTAAAGGAGGTATCATACTTCCGCATAAAGCTAAAGACGATGTTCAATATTTAACAACAGTTGGACGAGTTGTAGCCTTGGGGGATTTAGCTTATCAGGATGAAGAAAGATTTCCGAAAGGTCCTTGGTGTGAGGTAGGAAATTATGTTTGTTACGGTAAACATGCAGGAACACGTTTTTTGTATATGGGAGTTATGTTTGTTATCATGAATGATGATCAAATACTTATGAGGGTAGAAGAACCTGGGAGTTTAGACCCGATGTTTGTTCTTACTGGATAAATGGCAGCAACAACTAATTTAGGCATAGATAAGCCAACTGTCGGTGGATCAGACAATGTTTGGGGAACAACGCTAAACACAGGTTCTGACAATTTTGATACGGCTATTGCTGGAACCTTAAGCAAATCGGTAGCTGGCTCATCTAATGTGTCTCTCACAGACGCAGAAGCCCTCAATGCAAATCACATATATACAGGGGAACTGACAGGTAATATAGCTGTTCATGTTCCTATTAAGTCTCGTAGATACCAAGTATTTAATAATACTTCTGGTAGTTTCTCTTTAAAGGTTAAAACTTCTTCGGAAACTAATGGAACAACAGTTGAGCAGGGAACTTCAATGGTTCTGTTCTGTGATGCTACCTCTGTTATGGATGGCACTTCGGGAGCAACTGGTGCTTCTTCGGTAACAGACTTTACTACAAATAATTTAAAGGTTCCTGTTTGTGCTTCGGTAACAAATCTTGTAGCTGCCAAAGGTTCCTTTACCACAAAAGTTTCTGGAGTAGCTGCTGAATTTAGCGGAGTAGTGTCTACCTCTGGATTGGTGGCTGTAACAGGATCATTTACAACTAAAGTATCAGGAACAGCAGCAGAGATTTCAGGTGCTGTTAGTGTAGGTGATGGTTTTTGGTCTGAAGGTGGAGCAATATTTAATGAGGCAGGTGCAGATAAAGATTTTAGAATAGAGTCTGCAAGCATTACTGATATTGTTAAGGTGGATGCTGGCGATGATACTACCAGAATTAAAGGTTTTATTTATGAACAACAGACGATTGAAGCTTCTGTATCTTCTGCTACTCACACTATTAACTGTGCTTTGGGAAATGTTCATGATCTTACCTTTTTAAATGATTGCTCTATAGGTTTTTCAAATGTTGCGCCCGATGGTCGTGCTCAAGATGTTACTCTTATAATTCGCAGAACGGCAGCAGCATCAGTTTCTTTTAATCCAATAATTTTAACTGCTGGAGGAGTTACCTTAGGTTTGGCTGATACTAGTGGAAGGACAGACGTTCTTACGATGTTTACTGTCGATGGAGGAACTAGTTTTTATACAGCTTCTTCTTTCTTAGCAGCAGCAACGGTAGCAGCTTAATGGGGGTAAATAATGAAGCTAGACGATATATGCTTATATAGATTTTTTAATGATACCGAAGGTGAAAACTGGAAAAAGCATTTAGACAAAATCGGAATTGTATACAAAGATTTGAGATATGATCCTGAAACTCATGAGATGGAAAATGTTTATAAACCTATTTCGACTTGGGTTAGAAACGAAACTCCCATAACTACTCTTCCTCTTTTAACGTATTTGATAGTTCATGAAGACCCTTCAGACGCAGAATATTATTTAACTAAAACGGCTGTAGTGCATAGAACCCTTAAGGCTATAAAGGAAGACGATGCTCTCATTTAAGCAACAATTAACTGTCAGACCAGGAGGATCAGAAACCTTTAATTCTTCTGGTACTTTCAGTATGCCTCCCTGTGTAAGCTATGTCAATATTTCTGGAACAGGAAGCACTGGCTCTGCTGGCAATTCTGGAAACGCTGGAAATGACGGAAATGATGGAACAGGCGGAAATGCTGGTGGGGGCGGAAGTGCAGGAAACGGTGGCGCAAAAGGACTCAAAGGAGCAGGAAGCCATACTCCTGGTGCTGGTGGAGCAGGGGGAAATCCAGGTCCTTCTAGCGCAGGTTCAGCAGGAAATGCAGGAAGCGGAGCGTCAGGTGGGTCTGGTGGCTCTGGAGGCTCTGGTACAAGTCCAGCAGGAGGTGGAGGTTCAGGCGGTGCTGGAGGTACTGCGCCTAACACACCAGGCAATCCTACAGTTAAAGGTGGTACAAATCCTCCTACTCCTGGTACTGGCGCAGGTGGCGGAGGAGGTGGTGGCTCTGGCGGTGTCGGTTCTTCAGGAAATTCTGGGGGTGCTGGAAGTGACGGAAACGCAGGAAACGCAGGAAATACTGGATCAACTGGCTCTACAGGAACCGCTACCACAATGGTTCATTCAGCAGATGGAACTATAGCTACTTATGCTGGCGGAGCAGGTGGAAACGGTGGATCAGCAGGAAATGCTGGAGCAGCAGGAACAGGTAACGCTGGAAATCCAGGCAACGCTGGCACTTCAGGTGGTGGTGGTGGAGGAGGCGGAGGCGGAACTGGCTCTCCAACCACAGCAGGTAGTGCTGGTTCTGCAGGTTCTGGCTCTAATGACGGTGGTGGAAACGGAGGTGCAGCAGGTTCTTCAAGTCCTTCTGACGGTGGTGATGGAAATGCTGGAAGTGCTGGTTCGGCTGGAAATGCTGGATCAGGTGGTTCTGGTGGGTCAGGTGGAGCAGGAGGAAGTGGTAATCCAGGAAGCAGTGGCTCCTCAGGTACTGACTCAGATTTTTTAAAGGAACAAAACGATTATACTATTACAGTAGGTAACACTGGAGGAGGAACGATTACAGTCTCATGGCCTCCACAATAGAGTTTATAGGTGCAGAAGATGATTATGATGTCATCCCTGAACCTTATCCCTCTAGGAAATTTATTCCAGATTGGTTTAAAAAGTTAGATAGTAAACTTTCTGTTAAATTAACTTCTAGCACAATAAAAAGATGTCCTCCTTTTTTAGATGCTATGCAAGCTGGATGGATCATCCCTTTGGCTGGTGATGTATATTTTAAAGTTAATGAGGATTGTTCAGGAATAACCTATGAGTGGACTTATCATAAACCTTTAGTAGAAAATCATGGAGTAGAACAATTATCAGGAGTGATTAAACATCCTTCATATCCTACACACCCAATGAAGTTTTTAAACTATTGGCAGATAAAGGTAAAAAGAGGTTGGTCATGTTTATTTGTCCCTCCTCTAAATAGAGCGAACAAAAATTTTGAGTGTATCTCAGGAATAGTTGAGTGTGATAAATATGATGAGTATATAAATTTTCCTTTTATTTGGAAGACACCTAATTTTGAAGGAGTTATAGAAGCAGGAACACCTTTGATACAAGTTATT